TCTGCGCCCATAGTAATAAGCAGAATAACATTCTCTACTGTGCGAGTAATGGATTGATCCATTTTCTTCAATTCAAGCTTCGCATTGATATCATCGAGTACTGGGAACCCAAATGGTATGGCAAAAGGCTCATAATCTTGTTTCTTGTAGAAAGAGAAGGAAAGCCTCTGAGGGTCTAGGTCTATGCTGATGCCATTATTGTTAAAAGATCCTGTCCTAATAGATTGTTTGATTTCATCGTCTAAAGCGTTAAATATATCTATATCCTCTTCTGTTTGTGGGTTGGCTAGTCGAGCAAGCTCATATTCAGATAACACCTTCTGATATACTCCTCCATAAGTAAAAGTCGTCGCCCTCTTAGCTATGACATCATATGGATTAAGCAAAATATATTTTAAAGGGATTTTATTAGTAGAAGTCCCAATCGTACCTACTTGATTAATAAGTCTAGCATAATCATCAGCTTTAAATTTTCCGTCTACACGGTAAAGGAAAACATTACCACTACGATAATACTCTCTAAAATATTGATCTTTAAGGGCTATAATGTTAACTTTTTTAAACCATTCGTAAAAGAACTCTCTGCTTTTTTTAGAGCCACCTTCTAAGTAGATATCAGTGTTGGTGAACTCTGACATAATATCTATTGCGTTTCGGAATACAGCTACGTTGCAATAAGCTTTTTGACAAAGTTCTATAGCATCTCTGCAGGTAATGCCCTCAGAAGAGTATTCGTAAGGTAGTAACCCTGAACGGATACTTGAATATCGATTATGCAAATTAGTATAAGCGGCACGATTAGTCCTAGAGCCTGAGAAGCCGCTAGTTGATGCCCCTTGTCGTCTAGCCTCAGATGTATTACTATAAGAAGCATCTGAAGTGTAAAACGGCTCGCCTAGTAATTCAGGGGAAGCCTCTTCTGTATTATCACTAGCTTGTGAAGGATGATCTGAAATATTGAATTTCTTCCAATACTCGGAGCGCTTAGTATATTTTCTTTTAGACATGAGATACAAATTATCTTACACCTCAAAGTTAACTTTCAACTTTTAAAAGTTAAGAAATAAACATTGGAGTGAAGGTGTTCTGTTGGTCTGATATGTCATCAGATTCCATATCGAAAACGACATTCATCATCCAGTTACCTAGAACTAAGGCGGAATAAGAATCTTTACGGGCTTTATCTGCACCAGTCTGCTTTCTTAGGTTGGGAGGGAGATCAAAACTCTGTGTCCCTTGGGCGGAGGTAGTAATTTGAACCATAGCGCATTGGACTTTAATTAAATCCATCATATCTCTTTGATGCTCTACAAAGTCAATCATCCTAGCGCCTTTTGGTCCTTTTTCATTTGTATCGTTTCTTATAAATTTTAATTGATCGATTGGAACTCTAGACTTTCTTTGATTGTTGTAGTCATCATTCATTGCTGCACCAGCGAAGAATATACGTTTGTGGTCAAAAGCTGATTGTAGGGATTCATTAGCTAATCTAATCCAAGCAGATGTAGGCTTCCTCAAGAAAACAAACTTTTTATCTGATTTGTTATATTGATTCTTAAGCCTTCTTAAGTTCTTATTGTAATCTTTTGATTTGTCTAAATCAGCCTCTATTACTCCTACATTCAAATTCTTCCTTTTGAATATCTCACTTTCATTACAAGAGTTGATAAATTGTACTCCACCGTTGTAATCTCCTACCACAGCTGATATATTGAAGTGTGTAAGTACATAAGCCATATATTTTATATGAGTTTTAAGGCTGGCTCCTGATAAAGCGTAGCTGTGAACTATCGTCCCTTTTCTCGTCTGCTTGTTTATTTTTATGAGAAGCATAGCAAAATCATCAGAACTTTCACTTTCAGACCACGATGGGTCAAAAGCTAAGATGTATTCGTCTTTAGGGTTGCCCACTACTTCTACAGATTGACCTTCTCCATCTGGGACCGTGCAAGCCGCCATCTTACTAACCTTAAAGTATCCAGAACTGTCATCAGTGAAAATAGCTCCAAACTCTCGGTCAAACTGAGATTGGCTCATTGTTGATTTAGATTGGTTGATTAAGCTTTGATCATAAAGTTGTTCTGGCGCACAATCATAACTAAAATGCATTATCGTTCTATGCGCTCCATCTTGATTGTTCTCATTTAATATTAAAGCTTCGTATTTTTGATATATTTTATAAAGATATTCAAATTTATAAGAAGCAGAAGACAAACCAATAATTTTGTTGTTTGGCCACCGTTTTCTTTCTTCTTCCTTCATTTTCCCCTGCTCTATCATCTTAGTCTCTAGATCGTAGACTTCCTGTCTTTCAGTAGGATTCTCCACAACAGACAAGAAGGGGATAATAACCTCATTGTAAATCTTTTCGGGCATCAGCAATAATTCGTCAATAATCATCCGTTGGAAACGAAAACCCCTCAACTTTTCTCCGTCACCCAAAGGTAACGCTCTTATGCTGCTTCTCCCTATCTCCATAACCCATTCGTCATTCATCTTAGATGTGCGAGTTATACACTGAGAGAAGAATGCAGCTTTAGGGCTTTTTGCGATATCTTCTATCTTTTTAAAAATCATTTTAGACTGTCGAAAAGACTTCGAGATGATACCTATCTGAACACCTTGATTAAAAATAGCGTCTAAGAGCGCGAAAACGCCTGTAGAGAAGCTTTTGGACATTCCGCGACTCCAGATCCCCAAAAAGTAATCGGACTCCATCATGGACTTGATAGCCATATGCTGGAAAGGGAATAATTTTACCCCTGTAAGCAATTCACAAGCAAAAGAAGGATTCTCTCTAAAAAATTTATAAAGAAGTATCTTAGCTTCCGCTTCTTCTAAATACCCCTCTTTTTCTAGAATGAGTTTGTTTATATCCTTGTACTCTCTGTGGAGCTTCTGTTTTCCTGTTTCCCAAGCCATCTTTTTTAATTTCTTTGTCCCAAAAATATTGAAGGTCTACTTCCCAGAGCTTCTTTCCTAAAACAAGGATTTTGGGTATAAGCTCCTCGCTTTTCTCTCTAGAGCCACTAAACACAAATTGACAGCAATCAGTATACTCAGATTGTATAGAACGCATCTGATGATAAACATAATCTAGTTTAAACTTCTTGAAGCCTTTTTTATTGGTGGCCCACATATCATCGAAGGCTGTTTCTGTAACTATATAAAGATAACAACCAATAGATCTGCACCTTTCTAACTCTTTTATAAAACGCGAATAGCCATTTGTAATAGTAGAGCAAAAATCCTGGTAAGACTTCCTATCCACAAATGTATAGTCATATAGATCACCCCCTACGGCATAGTCGCCCACATCCAATTTCAATGAGTCAGAATTGATAAAAGATAATGGCTGTTGTTCCCTAGTGTCAATTAGTATAGGTGTATCACTATAATCTTTTTGAAAATCTTTTGGTAAAGACGCTGATAGCATGGGGAGCATATCGATATGCTGACAGGTTTCACGATAACTGCCGAACATCTGTTTGCAGATGTCGATGTCGGGCAGACCACCCGTTAGTAGGTAAGTGGACGGCGGACCTGCTTGAATGCCCTTGGCTCCCAGCTTTTCTTTTAAAGACTTTTTTATAAATTCTCTAACCTCTTCTCGCGGAGCCTGATCGCACCACTTTTTCATATTAGATATATTGATGAAGTCAGTAGCGAAATACTGATCGTAATTTTTAAATGGTATAAGCTCTTGAGTCAGCTTGTCTCGTCTGTTATAGTTCTTGACATAGTATTCCCCTAAGAACATATCGTGGGCTTTTACATGGGTGTGTAAACTCCTTCTGCTCTTGAACTCCCTATCGCACTCCTGACATTTAAATTGCATCTTCTTGACTTATTCCTAGAACTCTAGCTTTCCACTCCGCCATTCCTTCAAGCCTTTCAGCTTCTTCTTTGATTGATTCTTTTTGCATCTCAGCTATTCGGACCATCGTCTCTCTTTCTTCCTGCTCTTGGAATAATTGCACAATAGCGAGAAAAGATGCGTTTTCCTTATGCATTTTCTTCATGCGCTCTCCCCTGTCGCCTTGAAGCTTCTTTGTAAGGTTCTCGATGCGGGTTTCACACTGATGATACTCGCTACTCTTTGTCTTGATGATTTCAGCTAAGCGGATAGACATTTCTTGCTGCTCGTCTGCCTCATCGAACATGCTGTTCAATTTATTAAGATGAGCGCTAATAACTTCTAAATTTATAACTTCTTTGCAGACGTTTAGATAAAGATTTAATTCGTCAGCGGTTAAGTCGGGTTTATCCCATGTTAGTCTAACAAATTCATGTTCGAACAACACCCTATCCTCTTCATTCAGAAAATTGTTGATAATTTTTAGAAATCTAGAGTTAGAAAGGTTTATCTTTAACCTATCTATACAAATTTGTTTCTGCCTATTGAGCTTTTGCTCGTTTAATACTAGCCCTGTAGCATCATTTATTTTTTTTATGATTCGCGAAGGCGATTTTGGAGAAATATACGAATTTAAAGCTCCAGAATCTTGAGATGGTAAAATATCTGGGTTAACCTCTCTAATTTTTTCCAGAACTACACGTTGCTCAGAACTGAGAGGTTTCACATTCCTAGACGGGAAAACTATCTTAGCTATCTCCAATGAAGACAATCCCTCTTCCGCTTGCTGCAGAATGAATTCTCCTTGCTCTTTTGTTAAATTTATAACTTCAGCAGGTATTCTACTAGTTGTTTTGAACTTTATAGAATTCTCTACTAGAAACTTACGAACAGCGCGACCTTCTTTAGATCTGCCGTCTAAAGACTCATCGCCAAAGCATTTTTTGGTCAAATCAATAAGATCTGGCGTATCTTGAGAATTAACTCTTAAAAACTCTTTTTGATCTTTATTCAGCTCCATCACTTATAATATCTTGCTCCTTTAGTATCTCTATAGCTACTTGTAGGAATTTCTTCTTAAGATTCTTCACTTGCCTATAACCAAGCTTTCTTTTTTGCGGGGAAATCTTATATCCCATAAATTTAGCGACATCTTCCTCGCTACTACTTTCAAAATACAACATCCGATAAGCTATGTAATGATTACCTTTTAGACGGGCTTCCATTTCGAAATTTAGCTTTTCAAGCGATGATGAGAAGTCGAAGTCTAAATATTGTTTATTGGTGACTTCTTTTACAAAGTCTTCAGTAGAAAGCGGGATTTTTAATTCTAGTCCTGCTTTTTTAGATTTTTCCCACTTTCGACAAATAGGACAGTTTGATGAGTCGTGAGATGGCTCTTGATGATTTGGACAAGGGTTAACATAATTCCCGTAGTGATTCCTTACTAGGTTTCTTATCTGATTTGATATGATCCTCCCTATCCACGGTTCAAGAGGCCGCTCTTGATCCCACATGTCCCACTTCTTAGCAATGTGGACTTTTATGATTTGCTCTACATCTTCGAAGTCAAACCACCTGACAGCATTCAGCCGCCATTTATATTGCTGTTTCTTTATTGCTAGATCAATTACTTCAGAGAAGTCTTCATATGTATAATTACTTCCCTTTCTTCTTTTCATCAATAAAGTCATTAACAGATTTAGGTTCACGCCTCCTACTCGTAGTGTTAGGAGTTGGCTCACCTATCAATGACCCTAGTGTTCTACTAGAAATATTAGATACTTCAAAATCTACTTGAAAATCAGTAATCTCAGGAACAAACTCAGCATCCGTCTCGTCAGACGAGATAACTGAAGATTTTGTTGTCTCTGTAACAGAAGTGTTCGTCGAAACAGTAGAAGCTTTAGAATTCAAAGGCTGGCCGCACTTCGTGCAGAAGTTGGGTTTTGCATTAGCGTAAGAAATTTTAGTTCCGCAACTTTGACAAAATATGTGAGCCATACTATATATTTTACTGTTTATGAATTAATTTTCAAAAAAAACAAGTTTTGATGCATCCTTTTGTTTATAAGCTGTTCGCCGCTTTCGCGTTGACGCATTTTCCTGTTTATATATTATTATTACACTTTCTTCCAATTTTCTAACTTAGAAATGATGAATTTTAAAATTTTACTCCTAACAATATCTTTATTGGTGAATTGAAAGGTATCAATACCGTTAGCTTTAGAATCTTCGTCTGAAAATATATCGACCATGTTTTTAAAGCCTGTCTTACCATCAATATCACTTTGCATAAAGTCTCCGCAGATAATTAACTTAGTATTTTCACCAATACGAGTAATCAAAGTGGTCAACTCCTTAAATGTAAAGTTTTGCGCTTCGTCGGCAACAATGAACTTATTTTCCCAGTTCGCGCCCCTCAAAAAGTTTATAGGTATAGCATTTACACGCTCTTTCTGTTTCAGGTAGGCTGTATCGCCCTCATGTATGATTTCTTCAAGTTTATCGTATAGAGGCAACGTAAAAGGGTTGAATTTCTCAGACATATCTCCAGGAAGACTACCTAGACCTTTATCAGCGCTTTCTACAATACTGCGAATGTATAATAGATCTTTATCTGAATCTTCAGACATTAATCTCAGACAGCCATATAAAGACATGTAAGTTTTACTAGAACCAGCTGGTCCAGATACGAACATAATTTTAACCTCTGGATCTAGTAGTGTATCTAGAAATTTCCGTTGATTTGCGGTAAATTTAAATTTCCTCTCTTTAAACTTTATTGAAAAAAAGTTGTGAGGCTCCAACTGAATATTAGACAGTTTCTTAACTCCCATATGTAATATACATTACACTGAATTTACAGTTTTACCTGTTTAATTGTCGCAGTTGTTTGAATTGCCGCTCCTCCTTGGGCGGAATATGATTCTGTCAAGACTCTGGCTCCAGCGGGGAACTTAATAAAATTATTTATTAAAGGAGTGTTATCCCCCAAATATTTAAGGTCAACTTGTAAAGTGTTATTCAACTTTTCCCCACTAAATCCTATTAGAGTGTTTAAACCTGTAGATGATACAGATATCTCCTCTTCCACTCCATCCAGCAACATAGAAGACGCATTCACAGAACCCAAACCGTAAATTGGGGTGCGGTTGTATGCTCTCTTGAAATTTATTTGAGATTGAACTTGCCCCAACACTCCAGCGCTATCATTAACAGAACACGTATGACCATAAACAATAATATCACTATCTAATGGCGGCTCCTGACCTCCATACGCATTACCGTCACCAGTTATGCCACCCCCCACAGCAGGATCTAATGAAACAAAATTAGCACTCAAAACAACTG